GTTTCGAGCAGCGTCGCGATGTGTTTCAGGGCGGCGCCGATTTCGGCACCGGGCGCCGCCGGCGCGGCGGGCGCCACCGGTGCCGCTGCGGCAGGTGCTGCACCGGCCGGGGGCGCGGCGGGCGCCGCGTTCGGGTCTTTCTCGGGGAAGGCCATGGTATCTCCTTGCAAAGATGGATCGGGATGCTGCGAAGGTTGCAGCGCTGCGTCGGCGACGTGAGCGTCCGAAGCGCGCCCCTCGTCCACCAGTGCTACGTGATTGCCCTGGATTTTAGCCATGCGGCCGTCGTACTTGCTGCCGGCCGCCGTGCCGGACGTCATGATCGGGTCGTAGCGGTAGCTGCATGACAGGTCGGACTGCTCGTCCGACTCGATGAGGTCGATGGCGAAGCCGTCCCAAACCAGGATGTCGCCGCGTAGGTGCTTGCCGTCGAACGACACGTTGTGCACCGAGCCGCCGATGTACTCCTTGCGGGGCTCGTCGGCGGACTGCGCGATGTGCTTGACCATGAGGGGCACGCCCTCGAAGGACTTGATCGCCTCGCGCATCGCCTCAGGGTCGCGGTACAGGTCGTAGACCGTGTTCGCGTTCAGCCCGAGCTTTTCCCAGCCTGGAATCTCCTGGCCGCGGTACGGGTTCACCTCAGCCGTGGACAGAATGCAATTCTTGACGCGCATGCGGCCATCTGCGTCCACCGAGCGGGCGGATTGGCGGTCGAAGGCGTGTTGCAGCTGCGTCATGTTGGGCGGAATTGTACTCGCGCGATGATAGCTGCCTATCGTGGCGTACGCAACGATAGCGCCTGACCTATTGCGCGGCGCGGTGCGCGAGTTAAACTTGCGACTGGTCACAGCGGCTTAGAGAACAAAGACACACCGAACATCGCTGAAATATGCGTGACGGATGTAAAAGCTCCCTTCACAACGGGGCGATGTCCGCGCCATCCGGCCTTTCCCTGACCCTTCAAAGCCCCGAATAGGTCTCGACCCCGGGGTTTTGTCGTTTCTGGGCTAGCTGTACTTGACGGGCGAGCCCGCCGGCGAGCGAGTGAACACGACATCTTGCTTCTGCTTCTCGCCCGCGGACTTGCCCGCCTTCGCACGGTAGGCGCCCGGGAAACCGCCCACGGGCTCCATGTCGTCCTCCGACTGGATGTCGCCGCGGCCCAGCGCCGGGATGATCGTGCGGCTGTGGCACCGGCAGTTGATGGCCTCGCCGGGCAGCACCTGGCCAAAGCTGTCGCCGAAGTCGATCCCCGCCTGCGTGTCGAAGATCCACTGCTCGCGTCCGGCCTTCACGTGCGTGTGGCGTGGCTCCTTACCGGCGCTGGAGTGAATCCACGTCGCCCAGTTCAGGCCGAGTTCCTGCTGGCGCGCGGCGTTCATCTGCGCCGTGGCCTTGTTCGACTGGTCGCGCGCGATGAGCGCCGCGCGGCGCGTCGACACGCCTCCGCGCTCCTTGATCTCGTCGGCCATCGTGGACAGGTCGCGGCCCTTCAGGAAGTTGCGCGAGACGATGCCCTCGACGTCCTTATGGTAGTCCTGCTGGATCGAGCGGATGAGCGCGACATTCTCGGGCACCTTGGCCTTCAGGATCAACTTCTGCGCGGGCGACAGCTGCAGCTGGATGTCGAATCCGGCGCGCTTGAGCTTGCTGTTCCATGACATCGCGTTGTCGCGGTACATCACGTCCAGCATCTGCGTCGCGAGCTTGGCCGACATCCGGTGGAAGTGCTTCTCCCAGTGCTCGCGCAGCCGGGCTAGTTCCTCGAACAGATCGCCGGCCGACTCGCTCGGGCCTGGCAGGTCGGCGTCTTGCGCGCGATCTGCGTCGGGCAGCCGCCCGGCGGCCATGTTGGTGTCGAGCGCGCGGCGGTACTTTGACCGCAACCAGTACTCGTAGCTCGCCGTCATGTTCGCGATGGCCTTTGCGAGCTCGGCGCGGTAGGCCGCCGCTGTCTGCGCATTCGGCACCACCGCGCCGAGCACGATGTCGCGCTTGCCCGGGGCTCGCAGTTCCATGCTCAGGCCTCGAGCGGGTGTTCGATACCGGACTGCGCGCCGGCCGGCAGCCCGGCCGTGCCCAGCACTTCGGCAGGTGCGGCAGTTGCGGCAGGTGCTGTCGGCTCGGGCACTGGTGCCTGGATGCTCAGGATCGCGTCCGTGATGGCGTCGATGTCGTCGTCCGGGATCGCTTCGAGGGATGGGTCCGCGATGCCCGAGTAGCGCGAGGTGGGGTCGGCCGACAGGACTTGCGCGACCTGCTCGGCGCTGACGACGCCCGCCTCGATGTAGCCGCGGTCAGCCTCCATCCGCGCGCGATCCATCTCGGCCTGCTCGACCTCAGTGGCCTCGTGCAGCTTCTCCCACTGCCAGGTGATGTCCTCGTCGATCTGGCCGAACAGCGACAGCTGCACCAGCTGAAGCACCACCTGCATGAGCGGCGTGAGCGACGCGCCCTGGTAGCCGTGAACGTAATCGTACCAGACGCGAATCTCGCCGTCGCTCGACGCGTTCAGGCCCGAGGGCGTGATGCCCAGCAGCTTCACGAGCGGCGTGTGCGACACGGCGCCCATCTGCTCCTGTGCCTGTGCCTGCAGGGCGTCCAGGCCCGACAGCGGCGTGTTGATCTGGAAGAATTCCTCAGTGGCCTTGTCCAGCAGCAGCAGGTTGCGGTTGTCGCGGTACAGGTTCAGCAGCTGCGCGCGGTAGTCGAGCGACGTGCCCGCGCCAGGCAGCAGCGACTGCTGCAGGTCCATCAACACGCCCGAGACGGAGAACTGCTTCACAGTGTCGGACACCGACTGGCGCGTGCGCAACCAGTTGTCCACGTAGGGGATCGCTAGCTGCGTCATGCTGATGCCGCGGAACGAATAGGCCGGCTTGAGCATGTCGGCCACTGGGCGGCTCACGATCGTGAACAGCCGCGTTGCGTGCACCTCGGTGCCGATCATCCACCAGGACGAGGGCTTGTAGAAGTTCTCCTTGGTGGGGTCGATCGAGTTGTAGTCGTTCGGCGTGACCCAGTAGGGTTCGACCACGCGCAGACCCTGGAATGCGCCCTTGCGCACCGAATAGGGCTTGAGCAGCAGCGGCAACGCGCGCGTCGTGTCGTCGTCCTTGATTTTGATGTACGCATGCGCGCCGCCGAACGCCTGGTCGTGCACGACCATCTGCCGCACTGCGGCGCGGATGTTCAGGCGCTTGAGCTCGGCTTCGATCTGCGTGCAGCGGTCGTCGTCCCCGTCGCCCGAGGACGCGACGACGCCCCAGCAGCGCACGCACTCGTCGGCGAGCGTCTCGTGCATCGAGCGGTACTCGGCCAATTGGCTCAGCAGCGAGAGGGTCGGGAAGCCGGGCCAGCCCGCGTTCTCGACGAAGGACAACGCATTGCGGGCCTGGCCGCCCCAGTCCATGGCCAGATCGGCCGCGCGGCGCTCCTTCGGGGTGTAGTTGCCATCTGCGACGGCATGCGTCTGCGCGAGCTTCAGGCTTGGCGAAGGCTCGGCGCCCGGCGCGGCCGTCACTGCTGACGCGAGCGCGACGGCACGCTCGCGGCGCGCCTTCTCGTCGGCGGTCTCGGCCGGAAGCGCCGTGTTGGCAGCGGGCGCTACTACCGCGGCCGTTGCGGCAAGGGTGCGGGAGGGTGGCGGAATGCGGCGTCGGGACATGTCGGGTAGGCCTTATTCGGTTGTCGCGCGATTTTAACTCGCGGCGCGCAGGATGTCGCTCGTGATGAGCTGCGCGATGGGCGTGCGCAGGAGCAGTTGTTGCAGGGCCAGGGCCATGCAGTCGGCGGTGTCGTCGTTCTTTGCGTCGGGCACGGTCGTGATCTCGGCCACCCAGGGCACGATCCACGGCGCCTCGTCGGGGTGCGGCAGGTAGACCTGCCCGTTCGCCCACGCCCACGAGACGGCGTGCCAGCGCGCCACTTTCGAGCCCAACGGCGGCACGCCGACGATGCCCGGATAGTGCTTGCGTAGCATGTCGATCAGCGCCGCGCCGTTCGCGGCTTCTTCGATGAAGATTTTCATCGCGCGCGGGTGCTTTTGCTTCAGGTCGGCGATGGCCTGCGCGGTGGCCATGAAGGCGAGCTGCTCGCGCCGTCCGGTCAGCAGGTACACGTTGTTGTCGGCGGTCTTGCCCCACACGCCGGCGGCCACGAAGTCGGAGGCGTCGCCGTCCTTGAACGTCGCGTCTACGCTCATGACCTCCTGCACGAACTTGAGGTTCGCCAGGTCGGCGCGCCGGTAGTAGCGCACGCAATCGCGCTTGAAGATCGCGCCCACGTCGGCGAGCGGCGACTGCTGGTACATGCTGGCCCACCACATCAGGGACATGTGCTGCTTGAGCTCGCGCAGCTTCGTCTCGTCGTGCAGGTAGGGCACCAGCGCACCGGCGGGCAGGTCCGGGTCGTAGCCGATCTCGTCGGGCAGGTTCAGCGCGGCGAAGGACAACACCGTCAGGCGCGAGTCGTCCTTCATGGTCTTGCGCACGTGCGCCAGCAGGTCGTTTGCTGACCAGGGTGTGCCGATGATGACCGAGCCCGAGCGCGCCTGCAGGCGCGTCGTGAACACGGCGTCGTACCAGTCGCGATGCGTCTGCTGCGTCAGCTCCGATAGGGCTTCTTGCGCGTTCTTCACGGCGTCGTCGATCAGGCCGATGTCGACCGAGAAACCCGTGAGCGGCCCACCCACACCCACGCCGCGCAGCCACCCGTCGCCGGGCACTTCGAGGCCGTCCGAGGCGTTGTCGATGCCCTTGAAGCCGATGAGCGAGACCTCCGGGAATATCTCGCGGTAGATCGGCTCGAGCATGATGTTCTGCGCATCCCGGCGGTTGCGCTGGGCCAGCGCGTGCGAGTAGCTCGCACTCGCGATGCGCACCGCCGGGATGCGCAGAAC